AAAAACTTACTGCACTATCAGACTCGAACACAACTAATGATATTTTAACAAATTACCCAGAACTATATCTGTATGCTGCACTAGCAGAGAGCTCACCATTTCTTATGCAAGATGAAAGATTACAAATATGGGCAGGATTATACAAAGAGGCATTAAAAAATGCTAATGAATCATCATCTAAAGGATCTACTACTTCTTCACCATTACAAATGTCAACAACGCAGGTGGCATAGATGATTGAGTTTGGAGATTTACAAGCTGATCTACCTGCATATCAAAACTCAGGTGCATTAAAAGTAGATAATGTTGTGCCTTTAGCTAAAGGTTATAGAGCTTTAGCAGGATTTCAAAGTTTAACGACTTCACCTTTAACAAGAGAAGGTTCTTCTGCTCCTTTAGATGCAGTTGGATTATTTTCAGCTTTTCTAAGTGATGGTGTTACGAACTATTGTGGTAATGCTACTAGATTATTTCAAATGAATAGTAGTGGTGATTTTGTAAACAAATCAAAGTCAGGTGGCTATAGTAACTCTACAACATCTAATGCTAGAGACTTTTGGGCGTTTACACAATTTGGTACAAACATTATTGCAACTAATGGTGCTGATAATATACAAAAATTTAATCAAGGTACTGATAGTTTATTTTCAGATCTTGTTGCGATCAAAGCTAAATACCTAGCTATTATTAGAGACTTTGTTGTTGCTGGATATACCACAGAGTCAGGTACAAGTTATAACCAAAGAGTTAAATGGTCAGGACTTAATGATAGTTCTACTTGGACACCAAGCCAAGCAACTCAATCAGGCTTTCAAGATATTGTTGGTACACATGGTAATATCCAAGCTATAGTTGGTGGTGAGTCTTTTGGAATTATATTTTTTGAAAAAGCTATTTATAGAATGGAGTATGTTGGTACTCCTTTAATCTTTACTTTTAATAAGATTGCGGACAATATAGGTGCTTTTGCTCCTAAGTCAGTTTGTTCTTATGGTAGTGATATATTCTTTCTTGCTCAAGATGGTTTTTATAAATTATCAGGTGGTCAACAATTAACACCTATTGGTAATGGTAAAGTAGATAATTTTTTCTTTGAAGATTTATCATCTAATTTAGATGGTATTTGTTCAGCTATAGATCCTAACAACTCCATAGCTGTATGGTCTTATCGTGGATCAGGAGCTACAGGTACAACAAATAATAAATTATTAATTTATAACTATTCAGTTAATAAATGGTCAACAGGATCAGGACAAGATTTAGAATTTATAGCAGGTGCTTCTCAAGAAGCTTTTAACACATTAGAAAGTTTAGATGTGTTTGGTGAGTTAGATAACCTTACAAGATCATTAGACTCTTACTATTATGGAGAAGGTATTGTTGGTCTTGCAGGATTTAATTCTTCTCATTTATTTGGTAAATTTATTGCAACAAGTTTATCAGCAACAGTTGACACAACAGAGTTTGAAGGTGCTGAAGGTAGAAGATCAACATTAATAAATTGTCGTCCTATTGTAGATGGTACTGCAAATACAACAGTTACAGTAACTCCAATAACTAGAGACTCACAACTTAATAGTATTTCTGTAGGTAGTGCTGTAGCTAACAATACTGATGGATCTGTTCCGTTAAGATCTACAAGCAGGTATCATAGAGTAAGAGTAAATGTGACAGGAAACTTTAATACTTTGTCAGGAGTAGATATAGAAGCTAGACCAGAAGGGAAAAGATAATGAAAAAAGAACTTACAAAAAAACAAAAAGATACATTAAAAAAACATTCAGTACATCATTCAACTAAACACATGACTATGATGAAGAAAGAAATGAAAGCTGGTAAAACATTTACACAGGCACATAAAAAGGCACAACGATTAGTAGGTAAGTAATGGCAGATAATTCTTTTCCTACTGTTCCTTTATCTATACCTGATACTGCACAACATTTAAGATTAGTATCTGCTTCATTAAACAATACAATAAATGGAAAATTAAACAGTACAGGATCAGTTACGTTAAGAGCAAATCAAACAACTACTACTCTTACAGATGCAAGACTTGGTGGTAATTCTATAATCTTATTTATGCCTATTACAGCTAATGCAAGAACAGGATTAAATGGAATGTATGTGTCAGCTAGAACAGAAGGGAGTGCAACTTTAACTCATGCAAGTTCAAGCAACGCAGATCAAAACCTCGCCTACACTATTATTGGATAATGTAGTCACAAGAGTACCAAGCGAAGATTTATTATTTATTTGGAGTCAAGTGTCTCCCCTACTAGAAAAAGCATTAGACGAAACATATACTATTAAGGATATTTTATATGGATTGTCTAATGATACTATGCAGTTATTTATAAGCTGGAATAATAATAAAATAGAAAGTGCTGTTGTAACTGAAATAGCACAATATCCTCAAGCTAAAGTATTACGATACTTTTTAGCTGGTGGGACTAACTTAGAAAATTGGTTAGAAAGAATACAAGAAAAAATAGAAAAATTTGCAAAGCAAAATGAATGTACTCATCTTGAAGTCGCTGGACGTAAAGGTTGGGTAAGAAAGTTAAAGGGATATCAAATGAAGGCAATAATATTAAGTAAGGAAATTAAATGAGTAAAGGTAGTAATCCAACAAACGTAACAACAACTACGTCAGCAGAACCAAGTGATTTTATAAGACCATATTACACACAAGCTATTAATGACGCACAGGGATTGTATGATTCAGCTTTACCAAGTTATTTTCCAAATAATACTTATGTTGATACTCCAGCAGAAACTAATGCGGCATTAGCATTAGCAACTAATAGAGCAACAGCAGGTAATCCTTTATTAAACCAATCACAAACTGAAGCTGGTAATATTCTTTCAGGTAATTATTTGAATCCTAATTCTAATCCTTATTCACAAGCATTATTTAATCAAATGGCTGGTGATGTGACATCAGGAGTTCAATCACAATTTAGTAGTGCAGGAAGATTAGGAAGTGGTGCTAATCAAGAAATACTAGCAAGAAGTTTAGGTAATTTAGCAAACGAAGTTTATGGCGATCAATATAATCGTGAAAGACAAAACATGGTTAATGCAACACAACTTGCTCCTCAACTTGGTGAAATGGATTACAATGATATTACACGATTAGCACAGGTTGGTGATACTCGTGAGGCTATCGAACAAACAAAATTACAAGATGCTATGGCTAGGTTTGATTACGAACAACAAAAACCATACATTAAATTAAATCAATATCTTGGTGCATTAGGTGCTAACGTACCAATGAATACATTACAGACTCAACCTTATTTTAGAAACACAGGAGCAGGATTGCTTGGTGGTGCTATGGCTGGTGGTCAACTAGCAGGTATGATGGGAGCATCTAATCCAATGGCATATATGTTAGGTGGCGGTCTGTTAGGAGGGTATGCATAATGGTTGATATAAATGCTCTTATAAATGAAAGACTAATGAACAAGTATGCTAAACCTGCAAACAATAATCAAGGTGGGTTTGGAGGATTGTTAAATTTTGTTCAATCACCTAAAGGTATGGACATGGCTACAGGTTTATTAGCACAGTCAGGTTATTCCCCTACCCCTACAAATTTAGGATCAGCTTTTGGTAAGGCAAATCAATATGCTTCAGGTATGGAATTGAAAAGAAATGCAAATGATTTAGCTGAGTTACAAGCTTTAGGAACAATATATAAAAATACAAAAGCACCTAAAAAATCAGATTTTTTTCAACAGTTAGATATGTTTAATGAAATATCAGCTATACCAGTAGATAAAAGATCAGCAGATCAGAATAGAACTCTTGAGGTATTAAATGATAAATTAAAAGACGATCAATCAGTAGGTGATTTGAAAGTTTATCTTGCAAATAAATATAAAACAGAAGGAAAATTAACAGAGGATAATGATATTGCATTAGAAGCATTTTTATTAAACTTAGATATGTTTGATAAAATGTTTCGAGGAGACGCAGCGTCAACTATTGGTATTCAAAATAAAAATAACAAAGACTCAAAAGAAAAAGAAATATCAAAAAAAATTCCTAAAGGTTCACAAGAGTTTGTAAATCCACAAGGTGTTACAATTTATTTAGTAAATGGTAAATACCTTAATGCAGATGGAACAGAATATAAGCAGTAAAAATGACAGATGTTCCAGAAGGATTTACAGCAGTAGAAAGCACAATACCTGAAGGTTTTACAGCAGTTAATAATGCTATACCTGAAGGGTTTTCTCCAGTTGAAAGTTCTGTGCCAGAAGATTTTACAAAAGTAGAAGAACAATCTAATTTTGTTCCTAATGCTAATGCTTCAATAAATCAAGAATCTGTAATTAATAATGTGCCTGAAGGTTTTAAAAAAGTAGAACCTGAGATATTTGGTCAACCATTATCTGAATTAGGAAAAGTAGATAATAGCGCTATTAAGAACATACTTACTGAACCTGTAAAAGATATTAAAAAACTTTTTACAGATGGTCAGTCACCAACAAATCAAGAGTTATTAGAATTATCAAACTCTCTTGGGATAGATCAAAAATTATATTATCACGAAAAAGATGGTGAAAGATATTCTACATTAGTTCCTGTTACAGAAAATGGAATGATAGATATTCCTCAGATGTATAAAAATGCAGGTAGTGTTAAAGAATTTACAAAAGATTTAGCTACTTGGACAGGGTTAAATTTATTTGATAAAGCTTGGTGGATAGGAGAAACAGCATTAGATGTAACTTTTGCACCTATAGTTGGAGCAATAGCTATTGGTGGTCAAACTGCTGAAGAAGTTATTAAAGAAACATTAGGCGAAGAAGGCTTTGAAGAATTACAAAAAAATATATTTAACAGCAACACTATTAAAGCAGATGATATTAAAGAACATATAGAAGAAGTATCACATATAATACTAGCAAATACTATAGCTAAAGGACATACACCTTCTGCTAAAACTGTATTTAAAAATGAATCTAAATATGTAGATCGTCAAATTATTAAA